CTGGGCTAAATTGTCCATACACTCCATATTGCTGAGCCAATGACTGGAGGTTTGTGGAAAATTGTCTGATTGTACCGCCAGGACCAGTGGTAGGGTCAATAGTACCATAGTTGGCCATCTGCTTGGTGATTTCAGCATCTGTAGCATTTGGGTGCTGCATCAACCAGTTAGTCATATCCTGACCTGAATCAACTGCGTTTTGGTCAAGGACTGGGGTTGACTTGATGTCAACCTGTTGACCCAATTGCTGAGGAGTCAAAGACATGCCTAGCGATTTGGCTATACTTGCAATGCGGGTTTGAGCTGCGTTGTAGTCTGTGTTGTATTGCTCAGGCGCAGAGATGCGCTTAATCTCAGCAAGGCCGATGTCACCAGGGTGGGTTTGTGCCCACTGGGTATTGGCAAACTGGGTGGTAAATTGGTCCTTGCCCCAGTCATTCTTAATGGCTTGGTCAAGCAAGCCACCAGGTCCACCAAGTTCTGGAACGGACATAATAAACTTTGCCTGTTGGCCATACTTAGCAATGAAGTCCTGCTTGATTTGGTCAGCAGTTTCAACCTTGCCGTTGGCGTAATATGTACCTTGGTATCGACCAGTAAATGGATTGCCCTGGAAGTTTAATACGCCCTTGACGTTTTTGTAATCCCCGCCACCGGAGCTAGTAGCAGCTGGTGGGGTTTGGCTGGCAGGAGGTGTTGAGGCGGGAGGGGTTGCTGGAGGTGTAGCTACAGGAGTACCCGCTGCCTTCTTTTTAGAAGCAGAAAAATTAGTTGGAATAGTAGACTGTCCGCTGACAGTCTGTGGAGTCATGGGTTGCTTTGTGCTAGCTTCAGCCGCTGGTGGGTTAAATGTACCACCGGAATTGTTTGGATTGTTATAGTCCTGCTCGCCAGAAGCTTGTTGAGTTGCTTCGTTGAAATTTTGCTGAAGGTTCCATTGATTGACAATGGACCGACGCTGTGAATTTGTTAGCGTGCCACCATGAGCCTTTGTCTCAGAAGCAAGCATTTCTTCCAAAGTGGTTGATTGAGACGCTGCCTGTGGGCCAAAGTCTTGAACGGCTTGTTGCGGGTCCTTTTCGTACTCAGCTTGAATTAAACGACGAGCAGACGCACTACGGCCTTTAAGCAAATCTTCTAGTGTAGGAGTCGCCATATTATATCGCCTTCTGCTGCTGTAGAGCTTGTGTCATAGCGTCAAAATAGCCAGTAGCAGCCTTGTAGGACTGAGCATCTGCGCTGCCTGAAATAAGGCTTTGCAAGAAGCCTTGAACGTCTACGCCTGTGGTGGTTTGAGTACCCGTTACGTCAGCGCGCTTACCTGTTGGACCATAGGCTGTTACGCCTTGGAATGAACCCATGTTAGCCTTTTCGGCTGCCAATAGCTCAGAGCCGTAAGTTTGAATCTCTTGAGCTGTAGCATTACGCCCTACCAAAGACTGCATGGTGGCATTGATAAGAGACTCAATGTCTTGCGGTGAGGTTTGAGTGACATAGCCAGTATTGGTATATGTCTTCATATTTGCGTAGATGTTGCCGGCTCCGCCTTGGGCGGCTGACAGCAAAGAGTTAAACTGGCTTGTTGGCACAGCTGTTGTGCCAGAAGTTGAGGTTGTACTCGTATTTGTGGTTGAGCTACCAGGTATTACTTGACCTGTCTTTGGGTCGGTTAAACCAGCCATTATACAGCCCTTCTAAATACGCTTGTGATTACGCTTGCTAAGCGCTGATTTGATGCAGCTAAATTGTCGAGATAGGTATACCAAGCATCTTGGATATTTGCGTATCCTGGCAAATGCTGGCCATTGATGGTATTCGCCACAAGGCCGTTATGGTAATCCTGATAGCTGGCAAGCAATTCCTTGATGCCGTTTCCTTCTGGGGTGTTGGGCAACAAGCCCTTTTCCTGCATCTTTTGGAACTGTCCGATAACAGCCTGTGAGTCAACCTTCTTGGTTGGATTGTTATAATCCGCATACCAGATTGGGTTGCTCTGTCCATAGTTTGCCGTGACTTGCTTCCAAGCTTGACCAATATTATACTCAGCCATGCGGTTGTTAGTAGCGCGAGCTTGAGTCATCGCATTCTGATAATCGGTATAGTCTTGCGACAAATCTTGCCAACCCTGCTTGACATACAAGGAATTCAAGAAATCATTCGCTGTAGTCTTTGCGCGGAAGTGGTTAATAATAAGCTTGTTTTCAACAGCTAGTGCATCCTTGCCATCAGCCACCTGTGGAATCAGGTAAGGAGCAGCCTTTGAGTAAACGCTATTAGTCAACAATGGCTGGTTATTATTAATCCAGCTAAGGGTTGAATCAGCTAGTGGGGCATAAGCTCCACCTGTGCCATTAAGGCTATGAGCAACCGTATAGGACAAAGCGCGCTCACCATTTTGCTGCAAGAACTTGTCAAGCGCTGCGGCAGCTGTATATGTAGCTCCTGTGCTTGGGTCCTTCTCTTTGAGCATGTTCAGGTAATCAGAGCGAAGCGTCTGCATATCCTTGGTGTAGTAGTCATTGCTGACTGTTGGCGCCAATGGAAGCAGGAACGAGAACAAGCCCTTGATAATGAGGTTAGACTGAGCATTATGCTCAATCTTGGTCAAAATCTCTTGCTGTTGGTAAGGTGGCAAAGAGGTGTAATTCTCTGGCAAATCACCGTGGTAATAGGCAGCCATAATAGCTGACAGCTTTGAGTTAAGGACTGTTGATTCACGGTCATCCATATTCATGGCGTTGAACAAATCGCGCATGGTGGAGTTAGGGATAATCGTGTCAATAAAGTTTTGTGATGGATAGCCGCCGGAAGCAACGTTAACTGCCTTGTCCATCCATGGGAATTTCTTGGATAACTCTGTCAACGCAAGGTTGACGAATGGGCTCGTGCCAGGCATCTTGACTTCTGGAAGCACTGTCAAAAGCGATGCAGTGTTACCGGTAATAGATGTTGGCAAGCCTGTAAATTGCTTCAAGCCAAGGGCGTTTAAGCCACGGGCAATAGCGTTACCAGCTTCTCCGATACCGCCAGGGTAAACAATGTACTTCTGGCCATTGGCATCAGTGTGTACAAAGCCTGGGTTGTTTAGACCCTGCTGGATAATCTGAAAGTCACGGAAAGCTTGTGGGTTAGTCATCACCAAGCGGCCAGTACGACGCATAGCCTGCTCTTGAGCAAAGAAGAACGGAAGTAAGTTACGGTGCAATACAGCAAACTGGCTACGGATAGCGGGACTGTGAATAGCGGGAATCATCTCACGTGTAGCCTGCGTCGCAGTCATGCGAATAGCTTCGTCTTCGCTCAGCAATCCCATATCAATCAAAGGCTGGTTAGCGATTAAGCGGCGAGTAAAGAAGTCAGCAAACAAAGGCTGACGAGATACATAGTCCATGACCGGAGTAACAAACTTGCGGTAACCCATTTGCTCAACACGGCGTAGAGAATCGCCAATGGTAGGCATTGTCTGACGGCCAAGCACCTGAATAGGAAGGGCTGTCTGAGGAAGCTTGCGTAGCTCCTGCTCGGTTACTCGTTGACCCTTGGCAATCTTGTCAACCAAATCAACGTTAACTTTGCGGCCAGTACCGTATACCAAACCTTGCAGGTAGTCTACCTGGTTCTTAGCAAATGACTCTGGAACGGCCTTGGTGTAGCCATCCATAGACTTGCGGTAATCCTGATACATGTTAGGATTCTTGATGCGGGCTGCTTGAGCATCTACCAAGCTAGCAAACTGCTCATCTGGAGATAGCGCCTTGAATTCTGGTGACTTAATACGGTTCATGTAGTCACGAGCAATGTCTCGTTGAGCCAAATCGGCTGCTGCCATGTTGACATTCTTGGCATATGTGGAATGGAAGCTATTGTCTAGCTGAGACAAGCCAGCAAGCTCTTGTCCAGGTACGGTGCCATGTCCGTGCTTTTTGACGAAAAGGTTAATGTTGTCTTTTGCAACTAAGTCCTCAGAAGCTGCGTGAGCTGCGCTTACGCCAGCCTGTGGCATTCTGTTGCCGTAGATAGCTGAATACCGGTCCATGGCGTTGATTTTGTCTTTGACAAAATATGGCACAAGGTTGGACTCGCGGAACTTATTAGCAAGTAGTCCCAATGGCATGATATTAAAGCGAGCATTGCGGGCAGCATTAGCTGCATTATTCCATGCTTGCTTACTAGTTAAAGAATCATCAAGATTCTTGAAAGTGCCATGAACAGTACGGTTACGCTCATCAAGCTCTTTGGTGACTTCGTTTGTTGTAATTGGCTTAGCTACACCAGTTGCCTGCTCGGCCTCAATGGCATTTTTGTCAGTCTCGGTAAGAGTCTGAGCAATCTTATCCATGTGGTACAAACGGTACTTATCTGACATATTGGCTACGCTTGCAGCTAGGACATTGCTTAGATAGCTAGGCAGGCCCTTACGCATGATTTGATGCAAGGCTTCACCGGAAGATACGCGCAAACCAAAGGCTGGAGATAGCAGTGCCAATGGTGCAAAGATAGCGTTTGTGTAATGTGTAAAGAAATCGTCTACCGGGTTGTAGAGAGCGCCGTAAGCCTTGGCGCTGCGCATAACCTTGCGAATGTCTTTAAGGTCAAGCATCGAACCCTTATAACGCTGTCCTTCAACAATAGCCAAATCTTTAGGCGTGTCGCTGTACTCAGGTTTCATTTCAGTTGAGCCGATAAGGCGTCCGTCGTTAACTGCGTAAACACCCTTGTCAATGGCGCTACCGCGAGAAGCGCTCTCAAGTTGGCCAAATACTGATGCGGCTTGAGCTTTAGCTACGCCAAAGTTTTTAAGCACTTCTTGCTGAATGACGTGCATCTGGTCAATACGCGCACCGTCGTCAGTAGCTGTAATCATCTTGGTTGCATGCTCAAGAGCTACGCGGTATGGCATGGAGTAGTAAGTGAAATCCATTGCTGTTTTAGATGCATTTGGGTCAGCTGGGTCAAATTCCTTGGAAGACAAAGCGTTAGCTTTTGTATCAAAAGACAAAGCACGCTCTCCGGTAAATGTGCGAACCTTGCCGGCAAGGGCGTTCATCATTGCTCCGCTGCCAGGCTTAGAAAATAGCGCAGGCTTATTGAGCTTGAAAAGTTGTTCTTGAGTTTCTACGCCGGTATTTGGGTCAACCTTGGTAACAGTCTTAGGATTCATTGCCTGGTTGCCTGTTTCATCAAGCACGGGAGAACCATCTGGGTTGACAGCAGGTTCCATAACAGCACTCTTGCGAGGCAAAAGAAGGTTAACCTGGTCATTGTAGTTGCTTGCATTCTTGCTCATGCGAATGCGGTCAATACCATACTTCTGGCTAAGCATCTTGCCGTATGTCAAGGATGGTAGGCGCAATTCACCAACAGCAGTATTGGCGCTATCTGCCAATTCCTTGGAGTACAAAGCTTGTTTAATAGTCTGCACTGCTTCATCTCGAGTAGTAGCAGTTGAAAGGGCTTTGCTCAATGCTGCTGACCAGCCCATAGGGATACCATAATTGGTATGAATGTAACCAGCTGCAATGGTTGGGTCATTTTTTGCTTTATCAACCATGTCATCAATAGCGCGCACTTTGGCAGCCATGAGCGGATTAGCAAGCACCTGGTCTACTTGGTCGGCTGTGATAATCCGTGATGAGTTAGAGAGAAGAAAGTTAGAAACAGCGCCACCTGAAGAAGCAAATGGAAGCGTTGCGTGAGCAATAGGCTTTCCTGTTACATCGTCAAGCTTTGTTACAGGTTGGCCCTTTGCATTAAGAACAAGGTTGCCAGCTTCGTCAGTTTGCTTAACAACAGCAATGTTATCTCCACGCTTGATAGCTCCTGCCATCTTGCTTCCAGCAGCAACGGGGTCGCCCTCAAAGTCAAATGAAGCATCTGCAATACCTGAGACAACTTGGCCAAAGCCAGTGTTTGTGTTGCGTAGTGTGCCAAGCCCAGGAATAGCACCTAGTCCATGTGCTAAATCGCGTCCAAATGACACCAAATAATTTGGGTCATTGGACTTGTTAAATGAATCCTGAAAGTTAGGCACGACGCGGCCAAGAATGTTACGGCTTAAAGCGCCACCAATATCAGCACCAAGAGCAATACCCGCTGGTCCGCCAAGTGCGCCAATAGCGCCACCGGCAAGAACGCCAGCTGTACCAAGCAACATGCCGCCAACGCCATGGTCAACATAAAGGCTATGGACAAACTTGTAGTCTTTTTGAATTTCCTGCAAAGGCTTGCCAGCCCATGACATTGCAGTACCAAGAGCCTTGCCAACTACAGGAATATCAGATACACCCTTAGCGATGTCGCTAGGAATGTTCTTGATAAAGCCTAAAAAGCCGCCACCTGAAGAAGGTGCGGTTGGTGTGGCTGGAGCTACCTGAGTGTCACTCATTGATTAAGCCCCTTTTCCGCAGCGATTTCCGCTGCGTTCTTGATAAGGGCTGCAGAAACGTCTTTTGCATCTTTGAAAATATTAGAGAACCATACGCTTGAATTGTATGTGGCAATATGGTCATCGATTGCCTTGGCATAATTAACCATATGCGAGGTTGCAGCAAGTGTATTCATAGTATCTGGGTTGCCAGACAATACGCCAGCAGCTGCAAGCTGTGGGTTGTGCTTAACAAAAACTTGATTGCCCTGAACCATTGCGTTGGCAATGTCAACATTCGTTGTAGGGGCTGGTGTTGGTACAGGAAGTGGCTCTGCCATGGTTACTTCCCTAATGCACTAGCGAGTTGTTGCAGCTCCGGGGAAGCGTCTGGATGAGACGCGAGTGCTTGAATAAGATTCTTTGCTGATTGCCCAGCTTGAGCTGCCTGTCCAGGCATGATTCCTAGTGCTTCTGGACCTGCTCCTGCACCCATAGGTGAGCCAGTAGTCACTGGTTCTGAAGGACGCTGTGTTGGAGCATTGAGAGGTGTCAGTTGCTGCATAGCGCCTTGCGCTGCGGCAGGGCTTGCGCCTTGCTGAGCTGCGGCTGCTACTTGTGATGGTGTAGCTACAGGAGTCTTAGGCGCTTGCGACATAGGCGCAGATGCCTGCATATCCATAAGCTGTGATGCGTCACCGTAATTAGGCATACCTGAGATATACCGTTGTGCTTGCTTTGATGCTGGTCCGCCATCGGTGCGTTGGCTCATAGCCCCTGGGCCTGAAATCAGTGCTGGCTTTTGTGCCTGTGGCATGATTTATTCTCCCTCTTGTAAAGTTTCGATGGTGCGGGCGGCATACTCGTGGAACGATTCTTTGTCATCCACGAAACTTGCTTGATGCTCTAGCATGTGGGTGAGTGTGTCGAACCCAGCTGCTATATCAACTAAAATTGCTGCAGTAGTATCTGCAAGCAGGGCAAAGAAATCCCACTTGGTTACCCGTGTAGGAATCCTGCCCTGCTCATTAGACATGTGTTACTTCATTGGCTTTCCGGCAGTGGTACCTGTACCACGTGTGCCTGAAGGCTGCTTGGTAAGAGTCAATGAAGACTTGCCCGTTGCTGCTGGGCCAGACTTCTTCTGGATAGCTGTCTTCTGTGTAACAGCCTGTGACGAACCGTGTCCGCCTTGGTTCTTTGGTGAAGGAACCTTTGTAGTCAATGATGACTTCATTGTTGCCATTTGTTTTCTCCTATAGGGATGAGTTGTCTCGCCAGTAACGTTAGGCTGGTGAGCGTCTGGAAACTGACGCAGCTAACTGCGGCGCTCCAGAAGATGAAATTCCTGCAAGCAGGTTCTGTAGTGCAGACCCACCTTGCGGTACGCCTTGTGGTGCAGCTCCTTGCGGAGCAGTAGGCTCCCCAGCAGGAGCCTGACCTGGGGCCTGTGCCTCACCAGCGGCTGCAACTGCCGGGGAAACTTGTTGGGCAAATGCCTCAGCAACAACATCTTCGATATTGTCACCCTTCTGGCGGCCCTTAATTGCTAGCGCAATTGCGTTAATAATCTTTGATGGGTCCTGTCCTTGAGCAGCCAAGGATGGGATTGCTTGTGCCATAGATGCAACAGCGGCAAGGAGAGAGTCACGAAGATTCTCAATCTCTACTGCTTCTTCTTCCATGGAGACGTTCATCTCCCATGGCATTTGACGACGCAAGAAGTCACGTGAGATAAGTTTATCACCACGAGCTTGTAGGCCGAAGATTAAAGCGCGGTTAGGGTCAAGGCCGGCCATCATGCCATAGGTGACATCGCACCAGTAATCGCCTTGAATGTCTTTCTTAGGAACATAAGTAATCTCGTAAGGTGCGCCAGCGTTTACGCCGCGTACTTCCTTCTCGACATCACCGAAGAGTGTCTCGTCCATGAGGAAGCAGATACGCATAACATGGCGAAACGACTCAGCGAATACAGCTTGTGCTGTCTTAACCTGAGTATCAAATCCACCCATAAGCGCTTCAACGCCACGGCCTGTAACAATAGAACCTGACTGCTGACCGAGGCGGCCTTGTGGGTAGCGTGAGCCAACCCGAAGCTCTTGGTCAAGAAGTTCTGACTCTTGGAAGATTCCGTTAGGAATGTCGAGGCCGACACGACGAATCTTCTCTGGGTTAGCAGAGCGGATGGTTGCGTCTGGGCCAATCTCAAGGACGTTAACATCGGAAGGCAAAGCAAATGGAGCCTGTACAGACTTCTGCGCTGCTTCCAGCTGCAAGGTAGCAAAGCGTGAGCGGGCTACCTGTACCCACATGATGTCGTCAAATTGTCCGCGTTGATGCTCGTCTGAGTCAATGCCAGGACGAACAGCGATGACGACAGGAATCTCGTCAATGAAATTCTTTACGCGGTCAAGGAGAAGATTGCTACGCTCTGGGATGAAGAGGATGGTTTCGTTCTTATCCACATAGCGGAATACCTCAAGAAGACGCTCAGAGTTGCGAGCCTCGTAAGGTCCACGGATAACAGACTCATGCTCTGGGAAATCGTTGCATAGCTCGCGTACAGTCTTCTGGTAGCGACGGGTATAGGACGTCAGCTTGCCGAAGCGGTCCCACTCTGGGTATGCGCCAATTGGGTTGTCCAAGCGAATCATTGGACGATTGTTTTCAAAGTCAGGCTCGATGATGAAAGGCAGCATGCCGTAGGTCAAGTAGCGGTCAGCGCCTGTGTACATCTGGGTCTGCAAGTTGCAGGAGTCACGATAGCCAGCGGCAATCATGGTGCGCTTGTCAGCGCGCTTCTTAGCGCGGTCTGAGATAGCGTCAGTTGAGTCACAGTTAAAAGCAGGAAGTGGAGCGATAACTTCGGCTACGTCGCGGGCAGCGATATCGATGAAGTTAGCCACCATAGGCTTGGGATAGTCAGATGAGAAAAGGTCAGGGAATACCTGTTGGATATTTCCTTGACGAATTGAAAGCAGGTCTGCCCAGCGGGCATCACGAAGATGGTAGTGGTCGCGCAGCTTGCGGACCTTAATACCTAACTCATCTATATCCAGTGCCATACCAGGTTCCTCCATTAGATGCCATTTGCTCTTGCAGCTTGGCGTACTCTTCTAAGTCCACAACTCGACGCTTGGCGAGCTGTCCTTTTGTTACAAACGGGTTCTTCACAAAAGAACCACCGTATGCGCCGGACTGATTGAGATAGTCGCGCATCTGCGTCTCTGCAAACCAGAGAGCCATTGGTCCGTCCTGCTTAGCCTTGGTGCCGGCAGACCAGGTAATCAACTGCTCGATAAGAGCCTTGATGTGTTCGTTATCGGCACGGGGCAATTCCAATAAGTTAGAACCTCTAATGTGTTTGCCTTGGTTGTCCAACGTGCCGAAAAGCTGTGCCATGGATGCGACGCCATACTCGGCGTCCATCTTGTTCGCACCAGTGTAGTGCTGCACGAGGCGGATGCCTCGGGTGGCAAGAAACTTGTTAATCTGTTCGTCTTGGGTGAGGAAGAGCTGAAAGGCGTTCTTCTCAATAACCCAGACCTTAGGCTTGTACTTCTCAGTCCAGCTGAAAATCAAGTCACGAATCTGCTGAGGCGTAGGGGCTGGCATACGTGAGGCTTCCAGCAAGTAACGCTTCTGGGTAGTTCTATCTCCAGCTAGCACGACGGAGAATGTATCTCCTGACATGGCTGGGTCCATGGAGCAGACAATGTACTGGTCGTTAAGCTGAGCGGGCTGGCCCGGTGCGCCTGGGATAAGCGGACCCACGGGACGCATTCCGCTGACAGAACCGCGTACATTCTCGGGTGTAAAGATAGCGGTAGACTCAACATCTTGCTGCTGGTACACCATAGCCCAAGTCTTTGGGTCAAGGACACCACGACGCTTCTTGAGGTTGTTACCATCCCAGCGCGGATACAATCCATCTGCATCTGGTTCTGTCTCATCGCCTGACCATGGGCGGTCTGACTTAGGCCAGAGCGTTACCCAATCTTTGGCTTCGTCTGCAAACTCTAGGACAGCCGGCATAGCTAGGTACGTCCAGGGCGATTCCCCTTCAGGGTATCGGTCTGGGTTACGCATCTCTCGGTACAAGTCAACTGGGTCAACGCGTGTACCTACAACCAGAATCTTGCCGGTAGGTCCCACACGAGTCAGGACTTCCTGCTGAATCCAACGAATCTGCTTCTCGTACTCATTAGCATTTGAGAGAGTCACACAGTCATCAAGAATAATCAAGTCGGCACGGGCACCGTAAATCTGCCCGCCAATACCCAAGGCCTGAAGGGTTGGGTCTTTTTCACCTGAGTCGCGTTCAATGTAAATTGCGTCTTGGGTCCACTTCTCAGCTGTGGCTTTGAAGCCTTCCACTGGAGCGTACCGCCTCTGCAACTCTGCCCACTGGGGCGCAGTCAGTCTTTGCTTGACGGCGTAAAGGAATTCCTTGGCCATCTGCTGGGTCTTAGAGACAAGCTTGATTCTTACATTTGGGTCTGTGACAATTCTGTAGGTCACATAATCAATACTGACCGTCATTGACTTGGCATGCTCTGGAGGCATGTTACAGAGGACGTAGTTCTTGAAGCCCTTTTCGTAAATCATGTTTGGGTGAAGCCAGGCTGGCTGGCCTTCTTCCAGAAGGGAGACTATGTTGCGCTGGTGCGGGAAGGTCTGGCTGGAGAGGTACTTGGTCCGAAAGTCCTCAAAGCTGATATTGGCATCTTCCTCAGCCACCTTGCCGGCACGACGCTTGATAACTCGGGCGAGGTCAATCGCCTCTTTGAATTGAGGGTCGCTAGCGCGGTAATACTCATATGACTTGACAGACTTGCCGACTGCGCGGCAAGCGTCTTCCAC